CATTGTAATAATCTAATGCTCTTTTCTTTGTAACTTGCAACATACCATTTGGCACCCAACGAATATCAGCACCATATTCTAATGCTTTCTTTTGATACTCATGTAAGTTTTCCATATTTCTTTTTGCCATAAAGAATGTTGCCTTAGCGCCATATGCTTTTGCTTGTAATGTAATTGACATCTGAGCATATCCGTTTGCCGGACACCCACCATAAACAAACTCATTCGCACCCTCAGACATTTCCTCACGAATGAGCCTGTCAGCAAATCTTCTTTTAGAACCACCCTCTAATAGGTCATCACGAACAACATAAAATCCTTCGTGTTCTTCTATAACTAATTTTGGAAAGTCATATGATTTCATAATCTAAAAATATAATTTAACTACTATTGCTAACACACATGCTAATATTATTAATTCTACCACACTTACCTCTGGTCGTAAATACTTTGTTCGTATATGAAACCATAATGTAAGTTTCTGATACCAGTCTGGTTTATAATGCATAACTATTACAAATAATAAAATTAAAAATAATAATATATTAAGTATTATCATTTACACCTCCTCTAATTTTGTAAAGTTATGTTCTTTGTCAAACTTAATTATGTTTGTAAATTTATCAAATAGAATATCACCCTTGTGTGATATGATAAAGACATTTTCATTTGTCATGGTTCCTAGTATTTTAAAAAAGTCTTCTGTGCCTTGTCCGTCTAGACTACTATCAAATATTTCATCTAATATTAGTAGATTTGTATTAGCACTATTTTTCATCTTTGCAATAGCACGCCAAGTAAAGACTAATGCTAAATCTATTCTCATTTTTTCACCTTCACTAAAACTATTATAGTTAAAGGTATCTCTGTGTCTACTCTTGACTGTCTCATTAAATTCTTCATCTAATACAAATGATACGAAAAAGTCCATTGCCTGTAGATATTTGTTTATCAATTGATTCATAATCGGTAAATACTTTTTAATAATCTTAGACCTTGCACCTTTATCAGATAGTATTTCTCTAATTACATCTACATAATCTTTTTCTTCTTCTACTTTCTTTAAATCATCTGTTAATTTATTTAACTCAGCATTTAGACTTTCTAATTCTTTTTCTAATTCTTCTACTGATTGACCATCTTCTGTATTTAACTCAATCTCATCTGAGTGTTTTTTGATACCTTCTAAAGATGTATTGATTTTTGCTATGTCAATATTTAATTGTTGTATCTTTTTAGATACAGCATCCATCTCTGTCAATTGAGATTCTACTTTTGTTATCTCTTGCATGATATCTTGTAGACCAGATTCTAGTTTTGTAATAGTAGTTTTTTCTTCTTCTACTTTTTTAGATTTTAAATCTGGTGATATTGTTTGTGTGCATGTAGGACATTCATCATGTGTTTCAAAAAATGATAATGTCTGTTTATGTGTTTCTAGATTATTCTGTATTTTAGATTCTAACTTAGATAATTTTTTTGATTTATTATCTACTTCTGGTTTAAACTTCATGATTTCTTGTTGTTTTGAGATATCTTCGTTTAACTTCTGTAAATCTTGTCTATATTGTCTATCTGCCTCTTGGTTTTGTTCTATTTTTGAACGATATCGTTCCTCGGTGGCGCTAGTGCGTGTTTTTAACGACTTTAGGTGTCCCGACTGTAATGCTACCTTCTGTTCTATTAAATCACGACCATGGCGAACCTCGGTAACTTTTTTTGCTAAATCCCCTTGTTTACTTCGTAAAATCAAGTCCATCTGTGTAAAAACCTTAATATCAAGTATTTCTTCGACAACATCACGCCTATATCGTGCTTTCATCTTCATAAATGGTTCGTAAGATGATGACCCCAATAAAACTACCTGTATGAATGAACGATAATTCAACTTCATGATAGTTTGTTCTAGATATTTTTGATAATCTATTGTAGAAGCGTCTTGATTGATTAAATTATCATTCTGATAAATTTCAAACTTGTTTGGTTTGATACTTCTAATTACTTTATAATTATTTGTACCTACTGAAAAGTTTATCTCTACCTTACAATCACTACCATTTATAGTGTTTACCATTTGTTCTTTTTTAATAATTCTAAATGGTCGATTAAACAATACAAAACATAGAGCGTCTAATAAAGTAGATTTACCAGAGCCATTTTTACCTATTATTAAATTTGTTGGATGTTCATCTAATCGAATCTCTATCGGTGTATTACCTGTGGATAAAAAGTTTTGCCATGATATAGATTTAAAATGTATCACTCGGATGCCTCTTTATATAATTTATTTACAAAATCTTTTAATTTTGCTCTGTCTAAGTCTGTGTCTATCTGTTCAATATAATTACCTAAGAATGTAAGTGTATCTTCACCTTGGTCTAATATATCTTCTCTAACAGATGATGTAATGTCGGATGTATCTTCATCAATGATATTTAATTCATGTACATCAATTTCTGTATGTAGTCTATTTACAAACTTGTCAAACATATCCTCTTTAGTCTTATTAACTATAAACAATTTTATAAATGACTTGTCATATTCTGATATGTCTATATCTTTATAGTTTGTTTTCTTGTCATCATAATATATCTTTTTAAATATTGTAATAGGATTAGGCACTCTTTCTAACTCTCTAGTCTCTGTATCAAATACATGAAACCCTTTAGGACATTCATAATCATTCCAAGTTATCTGATACTGAGTACCACAATAATATATTTGACCATCATCTGATTTCTTATGAAAATGGCCAGAGATAACTTTTTCAAATCTTTTAAATATATTTTTTTCTAGACCATGTTCATTCCAATGACCTTTATGCATTTCAAAACCTTTGACTACTAAATGACCCATACATATTTGTGCCTTTGATTCAGATATTGCCTTGATACTTTCTTCTTCTATATCATCACATATCCATGGCACTAATAAAATAGGTAGATTACCAAATGTAACTGTTGTAGGTTTTTCATATATCCAAGGTTCTATCTTACCATCAAATGTTGTGATTAATTGTTGCATTGCATTGACACTATTTGTGTTCTTATAATATGTGTCATGATTGCCTAAGATAATATGAGTATCAATTCTCATATCGTAAAGTCTTTTCCAAAACTTCTCTTGAAAGTTATGTGCGATTCTGTAGTTAATAAATTTTCTTCTATCTACTACATCACCTAAGTGAATAAGATGTTTAATATTATTTTCCTTTAGATATGGAAAAAACAATTCATCATAAAATCTATTTTGATAATCCATAAAATGTGGACTATCATTACGACACCCAAAATGAGTATCGTTCAAAAGTGCAATTTTCATAATATTATTCTATAAACTTATCTAGTTTTCCTTTTCTTTTTCTAGTAGTTTTCTTTTTGACCACAGGTACATCATCAACAGTAGCGTTTCTCTGTAAGAACTCACTAAACTGATTTCTAAATTGTCTATCTTCACCATCATTCAAAGTCATATCATCATAATTACCTTCCATGATTAATCTATTTTTTATTGTAGTTTGTTTCTTTTCTTTTTGTATTCTTCGTATAAAGGCGTAATATATTATTTGTGTAAAGTATGCAAATGGATTATTTGATTTATCTGGATTAAAATTATCAAGATATTGTAAACAGTTTTCTATACCATCAGATATCATATCATCTCTAAATGTATAGTTTATAAAGTTAGGTCTGTATGATAGATGATTTGCAATTTTTAGAAAACACTCACCAATATAGTTTGAAACAGGTGGTTTGTCTTCACCCGATTCTTCTGCTTCAACACAAAGTTTTTTGTATTCGGTCATAGCCGCCAAAAACTCTTTGTTGTTTACATAATGTTCTTTTTTCTTTTCTGATTTCATGATGTAATTATAGTATAAAACTCAAAGAATGTCAATGCTGGTTTGACTTTATTAGCTTAATCACATAATATGCCGAATCAATTTCATACCACTTAACACCATTGTTTATAGAAGTAGGATTTGCATGATGATTATTATGTAGTGTTGCACAATTTATAGGAAATATATTAATATTGACTGAGTTATCATTAGTATCAAAGTTTCTATATCCCCAACCTAGAGTATGACACAGCACATTAACAACACTTGATGTATGAAAACAAAGTGTAGCAGGTATTAAAATTGTACAAAGTGCATAGAATGGACTAATTATTAAAAATGGTATCATTATCGCATAATATATTTTGAAGAAATTTTGATATTGTATTCTGTAATGTTTATTCTTTAATAATCTCTTTACAGTATGACCACTCATCATATTATTCTTATATGTGTTCCACCAGAACCATGTTTTCCAACCATTACTTGCTGGGTGTGAATCGCCCTCTTTATCAGAATACCTATGATGTGTTATATGATTTGGCGCCCATACTAATGCTGGTGGTTGTAGTGTAAATACTGAACAGTACAGTAAAAATGTTTCTACTTTTTTATTTAATTCAAATGCTCTGTGAGAACAATATCTGTGTAAAAAAGTTTCTAATAATACTACATTTAAAAAGAAAGCAAAGATGAATAATATGAAATAATCTAAAACTGTAAAGGTTCCCCAATAGTAATAGATACCTACAAATGTTGCAAGTTGCATAAAAAATTGTGTTAATAATAATTTAGACTGTTGATTAAACATTTAACCTCTACTCACTAAAAATAGTTTTTCTATAAACCATGCAGGTGGGTCTAGTTCCCACCATTTATGTCCGTGTCTGTAATCTTTAGATATTGTGTGATGATAATTATGCCAACCCTCACCCCAGCTAATTAATGAAGTTAATGGACTATTAACAGCAGTACAATCTTTTCTAGGTGTAATAACTAGATATCCGAAATGTTTAGAATGAGGTATAACACCAAAAGCGCCGGCTGCAAAATATACACAAGCTGCAGGAAAACTAAATGCAAATATACCTAACATAGGGTCTATTGCATATAAAGTACCAATGTAAATAAACAATAGTTTCCAATAATGTCTTGTAATAAACATATAGTCTTTATCTTTTAAGATATCTTTTACCATTGTTTTAGGCACAGTTATAGGGTCATATAAAGTAAGCCATGCTCTAACATAACCTATTCTATCTGGTGATTGGTTATCATCTACAGGGTGACCAGCATATCTATGATGATATCTATGTTGTGCTGTCCACGATAGTGGACTACCAAATGCAGGTATTATCGTTAAGTATTTTAATATCTTTTCTCTTATTGCACCTGTTTTAAAACTTCTATGTGCCATAAATCTGTGTATTGCAATGTTTGTGCCAAATATATTTACAAATGCCCATGCGATTAAACCATATATGATATACTCTGGAAAGTAAATACATCCTAGTATAGCAATAATAGTATTAATTAGCGCCAACAATTGTATTAATCTTGCATGTTTCATTTAGTCCACCCTAACTTATTTATAACCCAAACACATGGGTCAAACCAACAATGTTTTAGTTGTGGTTCAATGTGATGTTGTCTATGAAACGATTCAGAAAATGCAACAGGATACATATACGGAACATCTCTAACTTCACCTATATGACACATAATTCCTGTTACTGTCATTACCCAAAATGTAGTCATACCTACAGCTGTTGCCCATGATAAAAACCATTCGATAGGTAATACTATAAACAAGATAAGATTAAATAAGTATGCTAATACTGTTTCATTTTTTGTTAGCCACATTTGCCACTTGTTTCTTAATCTATTAGACGCTAACTTGATACTACCTTCGTGTTCATGTGTTCTAAAAATAATTCTAAACCAATTAACATGTTTAGGACTATGTGGGTCTTTTTCTGTATCTGAGTTTTTATGATGATTGTGGTGCCATGCACAATATGATATTGGCGTACCTATCAATGCAGTTAATGATACTACACTCATAATATTTTGAAACCATACAGGTGGATTCCATAAGTCATGTGTTGCCCACCTGTGAGTAAACATACTCATGACAAATTCTAATAAAAACCAAAACAAAATATATGTAAAGAACAATTGTGTCCAAGATAAGACCACAAAAGAATATAGTGCTAATGTAAAGTAAAATATATATAAAATACTATGTGCAAATTTCATTATTCAACCACCCTTGACAAATCCTGTTTTTTATGTTATTTTAGCTGTGTTCTCCTCCCGAGGGTCAGAGTACCTAGTGTTTAGTTGTATCATCAAGACTATCAAAGATTTCATTTAGTCTCTCAGAAGTCTCATCATCAAGCTGTTCTTGGTCATAAGAATCTTGATTATATTCAGCTACAGTTGCCTTATCATATCCAGCAGAAACATTTATATAAGAGTTAGTCATAGCTGTTCCAGCAGTTGTTATAGTCATAATCTTATCTTTAGGTATAGAGATAATAGTATCATCACTATATGAAGTCCACTTTATCAATGCAACATAATCTTTAAGACCTTGAGATTCTACAGCAGGTATATACTTTACTTGAAGAGGTTTATCTACCTTAACAAGCGGCGATTTTTCATCTAACAAGTTTTGAGGTATCGTACAAACGATATCATCACCATTTACTAGTTTAATAATCTTTATAGCTTCCATGATTCTCTCCTATAACTCGACATTATGAATGTCATAGTTAAATCCTTCTTCGTTGTAAATATTTATCCTTTCTCTAAAGTGTGATAATGTGTAGTTTTCTTCTTCTTGATACGATAAATCATCAGATATATCATATAGTCTAGCCTCTGAATTATTATCTTTAAGTCTTAATCCACGACCAATAGACTGTAAGTTTCTTATTCTAGATTTACTTGGACTACTGAATACTATATTGTGCAGATTACGAATATTAATACCTGTAGAAAATGTACCATAACTTGCAATAATTATAGCATTATCAGACTTCTCTGTCAAGGCTCTAATCTTTTCTCTTTCTTCTGCTTCAACACCACCATAAACAAAAAATACTTGTTTGTCTTTATTCTTTTCTTCTATTAGTTGTTTTAATATCATACCATGTTTTTCTACATACTGAAACAGGCAGAGCGAATTCCCCTTTAGTCCTAAACATAGATTACGAATGTACTTATTCCGTTTTGTGTTTGATACAAGAAAATCCATTTCTTCTTGATATGTTTTGCCTCTTAAAAAATCTATTGACATCTTTTCATGTTTTAAAACTAGACAATGTATTTTGAGTTTTGCCAGATGTTCTTTTTCTTGCAGTTCTGATGTTGTTACTATTTTATTAACAGCACCAAACAGTCCTTCTAAAACTAACTTGTGTGTTTTACTATCATCTAAAGTACCTGTAAGACCAATACGATACTTACAGTTTTCTAGTCTTGACATAATTTTAGTTAAAGAAACTGCCTTAAATAGATGAGCCTCATCACCTACAACCATACCAAACTGCTCAAAGAAATTTTTCGGCATTTTATAGATTGATTGCCAAGTACTAATTACTATTCGTTTATCTGTTTCTTTTTCATGACCTTGATATATTCTGTGTACATTCTTTAAACTATCATAGCCATAGTCTTTAAAATCTTTATATAATTGTTCTACTAGAGAAGTAGTCGGTACTACTATAAGAATCTTATTGTTTTTTTCTTCTTTCAGGCGTATCAAATTAAATCTTACCATCAGATAAATTATCAGAGATTTTCCGGATGCCGTAGGTGATAACATTAAACACCTTGATTTTATCATAGAGTAAATAAACGCCGATTTTTGATAGTCTCTTACTTCAAAAGGTATCTTTAGTTTCTTGATGAAAGAATCGACAAGTTTATCATCTACATTGGCGTCTTTAATGTCTGTTCTATCTACTACTTCAACATCATTTTCTTGACACCAGTTTAGTATGTAAGGATATAGACCTGTATAGATTTGACCATTTGTGTATGAGAATAATCTTATCTTGCCATCCCAATGTCTTGAACGATAGGCAGGCATAAATTTAAAACCAGGTACAGAAAATGTAAAGTGTTCTCCTAAATCTCGGCGTACATCTTCATCAGCATCCACTACTAAGTGTACATCATTCTTTTTAGTAAGTATTATATTTCTCATACAAAAGGATTACCTAACACCCACCCTACTAATGACTTACGAACACCTGATTTGACAGGGTGTACTTTATGCCATATGTGTGAGGGAAATAATATTATATCACCCACATTGGGTTTATCATAAGTAGATGATGTATCAATGTTCTTAGGGTTAGGAACAGTAATCTCAAATTCACCACCTGTATACTCTTTATTTAGTATTACAGTAAAAGACAGTTTTCGTATCATGCCGTTTTCGTAGGCGTCAAAATGAGAATCAATATGCCAGTTGTAATGGTCATCTATATCATATCTAGAATATTGTAAAGGTTCTATTGTAGACAATTGAAACTTAAAAGATTCGGCATTTGCACGAAAGATTTTTTCAGTAATAGATTTTACTACCTGATTGTCATTAATCCAGGTGACCATACTACTTCTATGTTTACTATCACCATCTTGTATTTCTGCCCTTTTTAATTCTTCAGCATGTGCAAGACTACAGATATGGTCGCACTCATCTATAGATAGGGCGTTCTTAAAAATATGGTGTACTTCTTGAAGAAACATTAGATAGCACCAGAAGTAAATTTTCTCCACTCTATTGAGTTTCTTATCTGCCAATCACGACCACCAATAATCTTTAGTGTTCTATCTAAGTAATTAACAACAGTTTCTAAGTAGTCTATCTTTTGTTTTGCTTTGATTAATTCTTCATCAGATTCTAGATACTTGTCTATATCTGATTTCATGATTTTTAAATTGAAAGGTTTTTGTTGATATACTTGTGGACTTGCCTTACCTGTATAGTATTCCCATTTTACTCTTTTAAGTATCTTATAATCAGATTCAGCTCTGGTCGATAACAGTTTAAAGTTATTGTAATGTTTGAGATACTTGTTGTGTAACTGAGGTGTCTTTAGAGATTCTAAGTCAAGTTCAGTATCATTTATTTTGAGGTCTTTATCGACCTGCTCTTGTAGTTCTTCTAATGTCATAATCTATCCATTATATAATAAAACTGAGTAAATGTCAAGTCTTATGTGGTAGTTTCAGTAGTTGTAGCACTTCCCACAGTTGCAAATTCATATATTAAATAACTAAATGTTACATCACCTGTAAGATATGAAG